AAAGCCTTTCAAAGAAGGCAAGCAACTCTTGCTGGTTTAACACAAGGTTTATTAGCACCAAAGACAGGTAGAGGTGGATTGTTTGCTGATATACAAGGTGGTTTATTAGGAGCTACAGATAAGTTAATGCAGACAGGAGACAATAAAGATATTCTTGACTTTATGAAGAGTATGTCAAAAGATAAACGTCAAGCTGCTATTTTATCTGCACAAACTTCATTAGAGGCATTGAAAGATGCAGAGAATATAACTCAAAAAGATTATGCTAATAAGTTAGCTGTATTATCACAGTTATCAGAATTAGAAAAACTAGGTATAGATTTAAATCAAGATATACTTGAACAATATTTTGACTTAGAAAATCAAATAGTTACTGCTACTACAGAAGGTGTACAAGCATTAAAAGATAGTGATAAAATAAATCAAACATTTAGAAATGAGCCTGCTTTACGTAAGAGACTTAATGCTTTAATAGAGTCAAAAATTAAACAAAAAACAAATACAAGTAATACAGGTGGAGGAACAGGAACATTTGAAGTTAAACCACAAGAGAAATCATAATGGTAACATATAACTCTTTACTACAAGATGATGATTTTTTGTCTGATGCTTACCATTCTTTACGAGGCATGGGATATGAAGTTACGAATGATAGAGAGCAGGTATTAAAAAAGTTTTTACAAACAAGAAGATATTTTGATACTAACCTTGCTTCTACTATTACTCAAGGTGACAATATTAAAGACCTTAGTGATGTTGATAAAAAAAGTCTACGTAATGCTTTAGATAAGGTAGATAAATTACCATCAATATTTTCTAAAGGTAGTGCACCAAAATGGAATGCCTTAAAAGATTATACTGCTGCAAGTATATCTGACCCTACTAATTTATTATCTATTATCGCTGGTGCTTTTACATTAGGCACAGGTACTGCTGTAGGTTTTGGTGCTAAAGAAGCTGCAAAACAAGGAGTAAAGGCAGCACTAAAAGCAAAAGCAAATGCACTTGTTAGTAAACCAGTATTAAAAGCATTAGCTGTAGAAGGAACTATTGCTGGTGTTGGTGGTGGTACACAAGCTAAACTATCTCAAGATACTGATATGGAAATTGGTAGAAGAGAAAAAGGTGATTATGATGTAGGGCAAATAGCTTTACAAGGTTTACTAGAGGGTGTTGGTAGTCCTTTATTTGGTGCTGGTTTAAACTTAACAGGCACACTAGCAAAAGAAGGTGTGAGAGATTTAGGTAAATTAACTGGTGTTGATAATAGTCAATTTGTAACAAATACAAAACACTTTTTAGAGAAATGGTTTTCACCTGCTGCTGGTTTAGATAAAGCATCTCTTAGAGAAATAGAGATGGGCGAAGCTGACTTTAGAGATATAAAAGCAAAAGCAGAAGATATTGCAGAAGATATTGATACATCTTTTAAAAATAATTTTAAAGACCCAGATGAAAAGTTTATTGTAGAAAGTGACTCAGAATTTGTTGACTTAGAAGATGGTATTAATTTTGATGGTAAAAAAGAAGTAAATGCTATTGATTTAATTAATGCTGCTATGGAAGGCGACACTGCTTCTTTAGATGTTATTAAAGTAAGAAGTCCAGATATGGCAACAGCATTAGAAAGATTTGATGGTTTAAGAAAAGAAGTATATCAAAGAATAAATGAAGTAGAATTATATAGCAGTAAAAAATTACAAAACATATATAAAAAAAATCCTACTTATGTAAGAGATGTATTTGATAAGTTTACTAATACTTCTAGAGAACCCTTTGCTGATTTTGTAAAGAAGAATAAAAACTTTTTAAATGAGTTTGAAAAATTTGTATTTAGTGATGGTCAATTAGAATATGCACAAAGACTAGGGTTAAGAGATGCAGATGGTAAATTTAAATCTATTGATAGAAATACTAAAAATAAAGTTTTATTAAACGAAGCTAAAAATTTATATGACCCAGATAAAAGAAAAAATTCTAAATATGGTGCATTGAAAAGTCAACAAAATGTACCGGAAGTAATAAAAACAATTTATGGTAAAAATGTAAACCCTGCTATTAGAGCAACACAAACTATAGCTGGTATTGTAGAACCTATTGCTGATTTACGTATAGCCTCTGGATTAAAATCTAGTTTAGAAAGAAGAAACATAGGAGTCATGGCAGATAATGCTGTAGAGGCTGCTATAAAAACAGGGACTGATGAAGACATGGTTCCTTTAATATCTAATAAAAGTGACGTAAATAAAGCACAATTTACAGATGCACCATTTGAAATACGTGGTGATATATATGACCCAGACTTAGAAAAGTTTTATGTACCTAAGAGTGTTGCAGAAAAAATAAAAGCTATGACAGATAGAACAGGTTACTTATCTAAGAATGAGTTTCTTGGTCCTCTTGCACAAGCCTTTGCTGCCTCTCAAGGTTATATGAAAAAAGGTAAAACTGTTTATAGTCCTTTTGCTCATGTTAGAAACTTTCTTGGTGCTATGCAAAACGTGGCTAACTCTGGTAACTGGGGAGGTATTGGTGCTTTTGCTAAAAAAATACAAACAGCATCAAAAGAAGATAAGAAAGCATTCTATAATAATATGAGAAGAATGGGTATATCTGGAACTAACGTAGAACTAAATCAAATATTAAATAGATTAACAGATTTAGGTGATATTAGTGAAGATAATTTAAAAGGTTTATCTGGTTGGTCAGCTAGAAATTTAGTAAGGGCAACATCTCTTGGTGTTAGTGCTTTAGAAAAAACTAAACATGGTAGAAAGATATCTAGAAACTTAGAGAAGTTATACACACAAACAGATGACCTTGGAAAAATGATGGCATTTCTTGGTGAAAGAAGTAAAGCTCAAAGAATGTTTGATGAAATGTCAGATGCACAAAAAACTGCTTTTAGAACTAAATATAGAAATACATTTGCTAGAGACCCAAAGACACCAACAGAAAAAGAAGTTGATAGAATGTTACGAGTGGCTGAGATTGACGTTACTAAAGAGTTTATTGATGGTCAAAAAATAAGAAAGTTTAGTCCTAAAAAAGTTTCTGCAACTAAAGCTAAATATGAAAAAGCATTAGGTGAGTTTGATAATAAAATGCTTGATGAGTTTGCTACACAAAAAGCATTAGATGTTATGCCTGTGTATTCTAGAATACCAAGAATATTAGAGAAGTTACGAGGCATACCTGTTATTGGTTCTTTTACTGCTTTTCCTGCAGAAAACTTACGTAATAAATATAACGTATTAAAATTAGGTGCACAAGAAATACGTGATGGTTTTGAATTAGGTAATAATTCTTTAGTTAGAACAGGAGCTAATAGATTATTATCACAAGGTTCTATAGCTGCAGCACCAGTAATAGCAGCTTATACCTATAATGAAATGAATGATACTGATAAGGTTATGCCTTTTGTTAGAGAGTCCTTTCCTGAGTGGGCAAAGTATCATGCTTTACAAATTAGAAAAAGAAAAAACAAACAAGGTGAAGATGAGTATGCTGTAACTGATTTAAGTTATAATAACCCAGACCAGTTTGTATTAGATATAATTAGTCCATTAATGGTGTCTGCAGCAAATGGTGAAGATGTAACAGAAAACTTAAATGAATTATTTAAAGATGTTATTATAGGAACTGCTGAACCTTTTGTAGATAAATCACTAGCACTACAATATGCACAAGAAATGATGGGCTTTATAAGAGCTGATAATCCTGAGATTGCTGCTGATAAATTAACAAGAGCTTATAAAATAGCAGAGCCTGGACTTATTAAAAATTTAAGAGAGATAGCAGGTGATGTAGGTGCATATCAAGCATTAGATAAGTTTGCAGGCACTATGGGTGTAACAGCAACTCCTGGTTCTTATTTACAAGCTAAGTTAGAGCCTCTATATTATGGTGATAAAAGAAGAACAATTAGTGACTCAGCAAGTTTAGCATCATATCTAGCTGAAGTAGGTTTAGTAGGTAATAATTTTATTATACCTTTTACCCCAGCATCTAGAGAAACTGTATTAAATCCACAAAAACAATTAGGTTTTGCTGTAAAAACTTTAATGCGTAATGCTAATTCTGATTTTAATATTGCATCTAAAACTATTAAGAATAGATTAAAAGATACTACAGCAAACTTTACGTTAAAAGGTATGTTAGATTTATATAAAGATGCTATTGAAGAACAGTTTGCAGCACAGCAAGGCATTAATCAGCTAGTAAAAAGTTTATCAGAGTTTATGCCTCAAGATGATATATTAAAAATGTTACGTAGTAAATCTATAAAACAAGCTGGTAATCTTTCTGATAAAGAAATACTTGGTATATTAGATGGTAGATTTATAGCACCAAAATTTGATATGAAGTTTTTTAAACAGCTACAAGTAGACTATCCAGAGATGGCAAAAAGAACACCTTATATAGCCACAAAGTTTGCAGATTTATTTGACTTATATAATGATAGAAGTTTATTAAGAGAATTACCAGAGATTAATATTAAAGGAGACTAAGATGGCAGATATGACAATGATATGGAACGCAATACTAACAATGGCAATAGGTGGATTTCTATGGTGGATACGTTCTACATCTGCCTCTATTAGTAAAGTTAAAGATGAGCTAGCAAAAGCTAAAGAAAACATGGCAATAAACTATGCTACAAAAGAAGATGTGAAAGATGATATGTCACAACTTATGCAAAGATTTGATAGATTAGAAAGTAAGATAGATGATATGATTAGAAGGGCAGCCGAGAAGTGACAACTGTTTTTTTATTAATGATATATCTAGGTAGAGCACAGCAAGAAAGCAACATGATGTTTGCTGATATTAATAGATGTAAATACTTTGCAGCTAGGGTAATGAAACAACCGGCAAACCCTGCAACTAAACAAAAATATACAGCAATATGCAGACCAGTAGAAGTGGATTTAAGTAATCCAAACGTAAGAGTTTATAGGTGAAAGGGTAAAGATATGGGTATACTAGATGATTTTTATAAATTTATGTCACCAGGAACTATGGAGGAAGTAGTTACTGAAGAAAAAAAACAAGTTGACCCTAGAGAAATGCAACAGTTATACCAACAAATGTTACAAGATAGTAACAAAGTTATTACTCCTGTTGAAATAGAAAGAGAACCAACAGAGTCTATGACTTATGAAACTAATGTTCCTAAAAATGAAGTTCCACAATTTTTAATTGATTCATTAACACGTTTAAAAAACATGACACCAGAGGAAAGAAAAGAGGCAGATAGACGAGCTGAAGAAGCTATGACATATGAAAGGTCTAGAGGAGCAGAGCTTATACCTGAAGGTGCAGACATGTCAAAATATATAAATATACCAGTTGATGATGAAGAAACACAAGATTTTGTAGTCAATGAAAACCCCGTAGAGGATTTTGGTGGTGTTAATTTAGGCACACAAAGTGCAAAACAAAGAAAGTTAGATGACACCATAGCTGATGAAGTTCTTACAGATTCACAATTAAAAGATGAAAAGGCTGACACAGTTCCTACTATTTCTCAAATGTATCCTAGAGGAACTAATTTAATAAGATTATTTGAAAGTAAAAATAAGTCTGGTAAACCTTATTTAGAGGCATATAAAGACCCATCAACAGGTATTATGACTATAGGTTTAGGAAATACTAAAATAGATGGTAGAGCTGTTAAAAAAGGTGATAAAATAACATATGATAAAGCTATACAGCTTTTTAATGAAAGTTTAAGAGAATCTATTGATGAACTTAATGATTTAAAAAGTTTTTTGCCTGAGGGTGTTAAATTTTCAAAAGGTTTTGAATCAGCATTAATATCTATTCACCATAAAAGTAGACCTAAAAAAATAAAATTTATTAAAGATAAAAAAACAGGTAAACTAAAAGAGACTAGAGGATTTAAAGCATTAAAAAAAGGAGATTTAAAATCATTTTCAAAAGAATTGTTTGACCCAAAGGTTGGTATAGTTTCAGCAGGAGGTAAAGTTAGAAAAGGGTTAATAAGTAGAAGACAAGAAGAATTACAATTTTTAGACCCATCAGAAAGATATGATATAAAATAATCCATTAGAATTAAGAGGCAAACATGGACCCAGTTACAGCATTTGGTGTAGCTACGACTGCATACAAAACTATTGTAGCAGGATTCAAAGTAGGTAAGCAAGTAGAAAGCATGTCTAAAGATTTAGGCAGGTGGATGGGTGCGATTCAAACAGTTAAAGAAGGGCACAATAAAAAGAAGAATAGAACATTTGGTTCTGTAGAGGAAGAAGCTCTAGAAACGTTTGCCATGAAAAAGAAGGCAATAGAAATGGAGAATGAACTTAGAACCTTTGTAAATCTAAACTATGGTCCTAATGCTTGGAATGAAGTCATAAGAATACAAGCAGAGATAAGAAGAAAAAAGAAAGAAGCAGAGTTAGAAGCTAAAAGAATACAGCGTCAAAAGATAGAGAATGCTGTCATAGGAGGCTGTGTATTATTCTTTATCTTCTTTATTAT